AGGTCAAATCCTGGTGTATTTAACGCCATCTTTTCTTTTACCTCCTACTTTACTCAGAGGGTTTTTTTAAATTTTCTTAATACTTCTAATCTTGAGTCCTTTTCCGCTGCTTGTATCTCCTACTGCACGGATAGTAGTACCACCTGCGCTAGTTACTTGCGGAGTTTGACGTATGTCCATATTAATGTTTTTAGATTTTCTAGTAACATTATCTACGGCATTAGCCACCCCCTGCTCATAAAAATACTTAGCAAATTTCTCTGGGTTCATAGCCACCGCTAAAGAGCGATGGTATCCAGGAGCATCTGACATCATCCCGTCTTTGTCCATAAATTTATTTATAAAATTATTTACATCTGACTGGATATTTTTCATTTCCTCACTTGTCCCAGGTTTAAAAGTTAGACTAGTATCTCCGATATTGAATTCAAAACCTTTGAACTCATCAGAAAAAACCTCGTTTGTTTTTTGTAAAAACCAATCGTACTTCTTTTTATTTGCTTCGCTTATAGAAGCAGACTCATTTATATAACTCTTGTAAGCCTCAAGCGATTCTTGATCTTGCGATGACAACCCACCCCCACTTGACTCAAGGGGAGTTTTATACTGCTCGCGCTGTTCTTCGAAAAACTTTTTAGCTTTTGTAAGTTCACGTTTTTTTGCTCTTTTTATTTTCTTTATTTCTTTCTCATCATCGAAGTCTTCATCGAATGAAAACTTAGATTCCAATATATCATCTATATCTGTTTGGTCTAAACCCTCTTCGGTAGCGGTATAGTAGCTCTTAAGCAACTTATCGCTATCCATAGTTTCAAAATCCTCTTGCAGTTTTATAAAATCCTGCATCCCTCTACCTGTCTCCTTTTTGTATTTAAAATACGCGGACACATCTTCAGGTAGTTCTTCGTTAGCTTCTCTCGTTGCTAACGCTTCTTCGACAGAAGAAAAATCTTTGTCATATCTATCTTTAATATAAGATAATACTGCAGACTCCTCTAATGCTGGAGTCTCCTCTTCTGAAGTAGCCTCCTCTTGTATAGGCGCGGCTTCTTCTTTGCTTTGTGATTCTGCTTGGAGTTTCTCTTCATGTTTGTTTAGAAGCTCTTCTTCTACTTGTGCTGCGGACTTCTCTTGGACGTCTTCTACAGCTCTTACTTTAAGTTCCATATTATTTAATTTTATTATTTTGATTTATTATTTGCATGAACCATGTCTACGTCCTTGTCTACGGCAATTTCTTTTTTTGAAAAGTTTACTAGTTTTTTTACGAGAACTGGATTTTTTTCTCTCAATCTGAAAAAGGGGAGGAATGGTTTTAATCTTTTTTTTCTTTGGCCTACCACTTCGTGTTATCTTATCCAACAACTTTTGTTCCCTCTTATATACAGGTATTTCAGTATTAGATAATGTACGAGGAGAAGACGGACCTTTCCGTGTTCCTACAGGAGTATCTCCTCTTTTCTGTGCTCGGGCATGAGCCTTAGCTGCCCTTTTAGCTAAACGTTGTTTCTTAGTTTCGGGCATATTAACGTGGATTAAATTCTGCGAAGTCAAACCCGTCTAGGCTGTCTTCGTTAGATTCGAAATTTATAGGAGGTAAATCTTTTTTCTTCTGTTGTATCATCTTAGACTGCTGGGTATTCATTTGGCTTATACGCTCAGCCTTTGCTTCCTCTCTTCTTTCTTCCCTAGTCTTCAGACCTTCTACTTCCGCTCCCTTTAGCTGCATCTGCATCTGGAACTCTGTTTGCATAAGCTCTTGCTTAAGCATAGCTTCGTTCTTCATCTTCTCAATATCGAAAGACACCTCGGCTTGTTTTATTTGCATCTTAGACTGAGTCTCTGCTTGGATCTTTTGTAGAGCCGCTTGAGACGCTGCCTGTTGAGACTGCATATTAACTTGGGCTTGCATCTGCTGCTGTTGAGCCGCAGCCTGCTGTTCTTGATTTTGCTTGTGCTTACGCTTAAGTTTTAATAGCTGATTTGCCATCTTTAGGTTTTTCACCTCGCGTATATCTAAAGCGTCTTCTAAATTAATGTCTTGTTGGGAGAGCGCCATCTGAATATTTTGCTCTAATAAAGCTTTCTCCTCTTCGTCTGGAGATATCTCTATGAAAATTCCGAAGTCATATATATATAGGTTTTTTATATCCTCTAGTATACCCACATTATATTTTCCTATTTGCATAGCAAACTCATCCTTAAAATCTGCGTACTCTAAAACATCTGCTATACGTAATGAAAGTGCCTCTGCTAAGGTTCTAGTAAGATATAAACTACCGTCTAGGATATGCCGTGTTGCGGTGTTAGAATTTAGTGCAGCCAGCTTCTGAACTCCCACCAAAGAATTAGGGTCAGGTGTGCTACCGTCTCTCGCTTCATTTAAGCCCGTTACAGCCCTTATCATATCTAAATAATGGTTATATGTACCCACGAGCATTTGGAGCTTCCCATTGCCCGTATTTGCCGTTAACTGCTGGATAGGTATACGAGCATTATTATACTCCCCCTCTTGAGTGAAACTTCTTCCCACTACACTACCTGTTTGGAAATACAAACGCAAGGCGTCAGATGGGTTATATGCGTTCCCCGTTCCAAGGTCTACTTCATTTAATCCGTCAGCGTCAATAAAGACTCCATCAGGGACTACACGAGAGATAACCTGCTGCATCTTTAGGTGCGTCATCTGAATTAAATCCGCAAAAGGAATCATACGTCTCACCAAAGACTCTACTGTTCCTTTATACATACGAGGCGCTACCGCTACATAGTTAGAAACGGCAAACTGATTTGCAGAGTTAGGCCGAACCATATTCTCCATCATCTCCCACTTTAGTAAGAAATTAGTTCCCATAACCATAACTCCTTCATACCATACATCAATACGCTTCTCCACCCTCTCGAAATCGTTATCATCCATCATGTCTTGAGGTGGGTTGAACTCATCATCCTTCTCAATAACTCTATAAGACCCGTCCTCTATCTTCTTTTTCTTATATACAAAACTGTTTGTGGTTTTATAATTGAAATATAGGAGGGTGCAGGAGTCTCGAGAGAACATACTGTTTTCATAAAAGACTGCCCCGTTGTAATAATTGTACCACGCCTGACTATATTTTGAGATCTCCGCGAGATCATCCTGAGTAAGGTCTGGATTTATTTTTAATAACTCTGTTATAGCCACGCTCTTAATCTCCCCCCAATAGAAACAATCTTTAAAATGTGGGTCTTCAGTATAGCTATGTACCACATTAGCAGGGTCCACATAATCAATCTTTACGCCGTCTCCCGCCTGGAAAGTATGCTTACATATCCCCACTCCTAGAGTAGCTATATCTAAATCACATCTACGGCGTATATCATCGTAATGGTTTTCTGCTAACATAGTGTTAATAGCCTCCTCCTCTGCTATCTCTATAGCAGGCTTATAATTCATCTGCATATAAAGCTCCAGCTCTTGATCGTTAGCGGGGACACTCTCTTCTGCTATCTGGAAAGTCTCAATCTTAAAGTCTTTTTGTATTTGTCCCAAGAGGTCTTTTGCTACCATGGTCTTCTCCACCATGTTCTGGAACTGGTTCCTTTTTGAGGCAGACATAGCGTCTTCAGCGTAAGCTTTTACACTGAATAGTCTGTCCGACATACCATTCACTACTATATCCACAAACTTAGGTATAACAGGGACAGGGGTCCAATCTAGGTTTAAATAAGACAGGTCTCCATCTATAGCTAACTCGTTTTTATATTTAGCCACAGACTGTTCACCACGAGCATAAAGTCGTAGCCTATTATACTCATTACCCTGGTTAAAAAACCTCCCTATACTACTCCCAGAGCTTTTTCTAAACCATTCATACTGAATAGCTTGGCCTATTTGAAGCCCAAACTCTTGGGTCTTCTTTTGAGAGTCTGAAGCAAATTGATCTGGAAATGCTGCCGCCTTAAGATTAACCTTAACTTCTTTCATTTATTAATTAATTCGCTGAAATGGGATGTGTTATTATACGTTGCAAAGTTAACACTTATTTTTGTTTGCATTTTAACGGGTAAATATACGTGTTTTTGGTTTGCCATTATAGCTAACCCAGAGCTAATTGAGGCATCATATTTAGTTCTATTGTTTATTTCGAATTTTGCCCAATCTTCTAAGGTCCTTATAAAAGGCATTGTACCCATATCTTCCTTGTCTCTATAGGTCCCGAGCATATCTAATCCTATATATTTTTCTATATAAGACTCTATAGCTGAGGCGTGAGACTGCTTAATATCTTCCGAGCTATTAGGAATCCCCCCTAACTCTTTTTCTGTTTTAGATAATTTATTCCAACGCTTATCAGGTCTATTCATACAGAAATGTCTATATCCTCTATTCTTAAAGTGATATAGAAGACGCGGTTTATTGTTCTCACATAGTATAGGCATACCATAAAAAACACATGCCATCAACACCTCCTCAAAAAATATCTCTGCCGTCTGTGGTCGGGCTATATATTCTAAGAAAAAAACATTAGAGGGGGCCTCATCCATACTAAACTTAGTCAACCCATGTAATGAACCATTAGACCCTCTCCCCACAACTACCCCTGATATATCATAGGAGTCACATCCAAAGGCTCCGATATGTTCATTCCCTGGATAAAACTTTCCGCCCTTAACTACTTTATTGTTTTGTAACTCTTTCTTCGGTATCCATGACACACGGAACCTACCTCTTCTATCTGGGGACCACACTACCTTTGTGTCCTTCTGTCCATTCAACCAATGGAAAGACCCCTGAGTAACATGGTGCGCCTCTATTAAAGAGTCATTATAATCTATCTGTTGATAAATCTTTGTTAGATTAAATAGAGACTGCTTACTCTCATCTCGGAAAGCGTGAGACTCAGTACGAGGGAATTGACGATAGAATTCATTTAGCGCATCAGGATCTGAGGATAAAGATTCAACCTCATTCTTCCAGTAGTCTATAGCCCCTGTATATATATTTTCCCCATCTATACCTTCCACCGCAGTGTCTTGCGTATAAAATACGGGCATCCCATATCGGTCTATATACCCCTCAAAGTTCCACTCCATTGGGACAAACAAACAATATAGTCCACTTTTGGTCTGACCATTAGCATTCCTCTTTAAAGGACTAGAGTCTTCGAATAGAGCTTTAAAATTTCTTCCGCCCTTATCTAAAGCATTAGAGGTAGAGCCCATCATACATTTACCAATAATTTTACTTCCGAGACGTAGACATGTCTTTGTAACGCGCCAGTTGTTTAAAATATTTTCAGGCTTCTCCCACTTCCCACTCTCGTCATGTAAAAGTAATTTTAGTTTTTCTCCATCATAACTATTGTCTGAAGTATTCTTCCAGTCTATAGTGGTGTCCAACCCTTCTAGCTCACTATCTTCTAACACATACATATTCTTCTTTGTTATCTTAGAGGCAGGGACCCTATATGCAAGTTCTGTTTTAGGCTTATCCATACCATCTTGGATAGGTTTAAAGAAGAAGGGATAGTTATTAGAAATAGGAACGACCTTATCTGTAAACATTTTCTTAGCATCTCCCCCTGTCTTAGACAGTATCCCAATCCTAGCGTCCTTACTTATAGTTGCTTGATTTACCCCTTCACAAGAGCTCATAAAAGAAAACCCTGAACGACGGATCTTTAAGTAGCACATTCCAAAACTTCTCTTATCTGCTTTACATGCTTCCCAAAAAATATAAAAGATGCGGTTTGCCTCTCTAAAATCTGGATGACCCACATCAATCTTTGTCCATTGGAGGTACATGTAATGTGTGCCCGTGAGATAAGTTGATACCCCGTTATTTTTAAACCAGTATCCTTGATCCCGTCTATCAAACTCCCTCTCGATATAATCTACCCACTCTGATTTAAAGGCGGCAGGAGTTCCATGCCACTGGAAGATAGACGCTAAACGAGACAAAGGCTTAGGTAAATTGTGCGGTTCCCAATACTGTTCAGCCTTTTTAGCGCTACGAGCGTCCATCTCAGAAGGAGCTTTAGGCAACCCTATTACCAATCCGTTTATATTATACACTTCTCCTAGTGTCCCATCTCGAGAAATAATTACAAGATCATATTTTTCATTATACCCATATATCCACGAATGGGCTCTATTTTTCGTAGACACCACATTTTTAGGCACATAGTTTTTTAAAACTTGGTATAAACTATTTTGATCTTGATTCTGCAAATCCCTTTACTGTGTTTTTTTTATTTACAATAACGTCTCCGTCTAATAAAGCTTTTTCCTCTTCTATCCTCTTTAATATTTCAAAGGCATCGAATATAGCTAGCTTCTTTGTAGCTGCAGCATTTTTTAATCTATCAGCCGCTAATGGATCTTCGGACTCATATTTAATAATATCTTCCCTAGCCACCTTTACTAGTTGCTTAACTGCTTTTTCTCCAGCCTCTATAATGCTTAATTTAATCTCCTTGATGTCCATCTTTTTCTTTAGCTTTTTCTTCTAATTTTTCTATAGCCTCCTTATACCCTGGCATAAGTTTTAAAAGCTCTAGAGTGCCTATCGCAAGCTCTCTCGTTCTATGCTCCTCTAAGATTAACTTCTTTAAGTTTTCTGTTACCTCTTCCGTTTTCGCTTTTAATAGCCCAATATTTTTCTGTACTCCCATGATTTAATTTTCATATTTATAAAACATAACAAAGATCTTTCTTCCGTCTTTCCAAGATACATTAGGATATTTACTATGGAAATAGCTCGACGGGTATGAAACCAACCTATTGGGCTCATACCCCACCACACTACTCAGCCTCCACATATCTAAATTCTCTGCGTCTACACTAATCATCCTATCATATTCTTCGTCACTTGTATCAGAGGGAAGCTCGCGCCCATATATCTGGTGTTCCCATAAAGCTGTCCCATGTAACTCTTCCTTCTCCCTGGGGGACATATATAATACCATAGCTCTATCGGGCTGCTCTCCTTTTATTTTTAAGTCTGAATGTATACGCCAGCTTACATCTAGTTCATCTGTAGACTCACGGAAAAAGGCTAGAATAGGTTTAAGTTTACGATGC